CATTATGTATTACACAATCACTAAATAAATTTGCATCCTTTGTACTTATATCAGCTAGTAGAAGTAGCATATCAGCACATAGATTATTCATTGGCAAACTCCCTGAAGTGTTCATTGCATATGAATCGATTAATTCATATAACTGTTGATAATTTTTTGTATTTATATACTCTCTAACTTGTGGAAATTGAGACATAATTTCTTTAATGTCTTTAAAACTCACTCTCCGCTGACTACCTGAAATTGTACCTAATATCATAACTATGTCCTTAAATTTCTATTATTTCATCAATTGTCGTACCTAATGCTTTAAAATGATCTACAATATCATCAGTATCCCAATCTTCATCTACTTCTAGTTTTTTAATATGACAATTCTTAAAGTTATAATTATCTACATTATTTGACAGCATACTAAATTCTTCTATCAGACAATCTGATAAAAAGTATATGTCCACACCTATGTAGTCCTCAAATTTCAATAGCACTAAATTTTCTAACATTATACTTTTAACATTACCTCTTTTTACATATTTACTTAAAAAATTACCTGCCAGTATTGGATTAACGGAAGATAATAAATATATTAAATAAGGTATAAAAAAGAGTTGAAGGTCTGCGGAAAGTTGTGTTTTGTTATCAAAATACCAATCTACTAACTGATTAGCATCTTCATTGTACATCGATCTCTTAAATGAGTCTAAATTCATTACAGACAATGCTTTCCTAAAACTTGCTTTCATTACCTCACTTGGTGAACCATTTTCACTAAATATATGAATCATTTTTTTCCCTTTTTAAGCACGTTCAATACTTTTAATTGTTATTTGGTATTGCCTTCTATAATAATCAATAATTTCATCATCCCTCATTTTATTATTGATGTCTACTATAAATTTATCAATAGTTGAGTTCTGCATGAGACAAGAATTAAGTAATTTAGTTTCATAAAATTTATTGAAATGACACTTAGTAATATGATATATGTCCTTAGATTTAACTGTAATCTCTTCTAAATATAGATTCTCAATGTTATGGGTTAAGAAATGATTTAACTGATATTCTAATAGTGAGGTTGCAAATTGGAAATCACCTACAGATACAAGTAACTGTACCATGTAACTACACAGTCTCACATGATCTTCTCTCGGTCGAGAGGACATTAAACGGCACAAAGCTTCAGCATCTTTACTCTTCAAATAGTCCTTAACCTTATTGAAACCTACCCTATACATCCAACTAACAACAGCATCTTTTATCCTGCTGTCTATTTTATCAACCAAACCCTTAATCTGCATTTAACAGTTCCTTTAACTTTCTAAAGTCATCAATATTTTGATACTGCTCATAGTTAAATAGTATTGCATATGCATCTTCTATTTTTAACTTATCTTTTTCTTCTTTATCATTAAGAGTCTCTTTAGCTAAGTCCAATATTTCTTTAGCTGTATAATTTAAGTCTATTATTTTTCTCATTTCTTCATAGCTTAATGATTCTGTTAATTTAGTTATTTTCATTATTCTTTCGTTATACTCTTATTATTTCCTTTATTGATGTGTTTTGCTGTTTATAACATTTTATTATAGTTTCATTTGATATATCATTCAAACTATTTTTTATTATTAATTTGTCAATAACACAGTGTATAAAGTTTAGGAAAAAGTCTAAGTAAGTCCTTAATTGAATTTAACTCAAGTTCATTCAATTCCTTATTGCTTGTTGTAGCTTTTACTAAATTATTCAATTTAGGATATTTACCTTATTTCATAGTTATAATTATATTTTGTACCGTTGAATCACGTCGGCTAAGACTGTCCTTTATACCGAGCTTGACTCTATCAGAACTTATACCTGGTCTCACTTTTACTTTTATTGTATTAATATAAGACTCTACTATACCTAAAATATACGGAAGTTTAGCGGATATACGTTCGTTATTCAAATAATCTGATAGGTCTAGTTCTAATTCATCAATTAAGCAATCAGTTATCATAAACCGTGATATATTAGTATCAGTAATTATTTTATTGATAACCAACTCTGCTAAAAATAGATCTTCATTTAAATTTATAACCGCACTGAGATATTCATTAGCAAATTGTACGTCAGTTCTTACAAGCACTTTAATAAAACCTTCAATCTCGAGACTACCTATATCATTCGTTAATTTCACCAGTTGTGACACATCTCTTTCTTTAATACAATCCTTTACTTTAGGTCTTTTGATAAGAAGTTTTTTCACAAACTCCTGTTCTTTTGTCGTAATTTCACGTGCAATGTGTTTAGTTAATATTACTGTATTACCCATTCTATTTTGTCTATTTCTCCATTTACTGATCTTAAGTATTCTCTTATTTCTTCTTCGGTCATATCTATACCGTCTTTTTCTTCTTCTTTGTATTTAATAACTAGTTTATTTATTTTACATTTCTTTAATGACATCATCATTAGTACAGTGGATAACTTACCATCATCAGGTTGATAATTAACCTCTAATTCACCTACCTCACAATGTTTCAATCTAGGAACAGATGCTTCACCAATTTCCGATATCTTATTAATAGTCATATAATAAATAGGTATAGCATACATGAAAAATGAGGCATTTCCTATTATCTTTTCTGCATTTACTCTTTCATCTACTGACACAAATAACATTATTAATAAAGGAACTATTTTTGCCATCTTCTTTGCTGAATAAATTTCATTTAGGTATTCAACTACTGATTCCATATCCTTTTGTGATATGGATTTACGTACTATTTCAAACTTTAAACACTCCTGAAGTATGTCTTTATTATCTTCCCTATTAAGTATTTTATCTACTTGTGCCTTATTATATCCTGTAATCAATTTTATTTAAATTCCTTATGTATATAATTTATCTCTATTATATATTTACATTTTTAATTTATGATTATTTCAGATACTGTTGTTCCCGCATGTCTGAAATCAGTACGTATACTTTCAGTTATCTCTTCTTTTGTCCTTGATGTATTTCTAATATTATACAACTCTAATTTATGTATTTTACAAGCAAAAAATTCATTACTCAGGTCAATGGGCTGTCTGTAATAACAGTCAATTGAAATATTATTAATATTACAATACTTAAATCGTATTCTTTCTTTAACGTCTATTGATATAACATCACACCCTTCAATTATAAGTAAACTACCCTTAGCTGAATTTAATTTGTAGATTATCTACAGTTACTTTATTCTTTTTAAGATATTCAAGTACCTGTCTTTCTATCTGTGGTTTTTCGGTCATACAAAGTACATTAAAGTATATAACTAGTGTATTAATAATGGAATTTTTTATTTCTATGTCTACAGCAAAATCACTAAATATACTTGTGTAAATAGTTAGGTACTCAACATCACAAGAATAAATATATAATTTGCATATGTGTCTAAATTCTAAATGTTTATCACTTATTCGTAACCCAAATAAACCAATAAAGCATAGGGATTTAATTTGTTCTATCAAACTCTCTGCTTTTCTCATATCTACTTGAGCAATTAAATTAATCACATGTGCTAACATAGTTTCACTTCTAAATGCTGGTGTTCTGTATTGTTCAATTAAATGGTATAGTTCCCTAATGTTATCCGATAAGATTCGCTGATGAACTTCTTCTTTAGTAAGCATATTAGTTATATTACGAAACAGCTCTCTTATAATGTTCATATGTGAAGTTGTTTTAATAACTTTAATATTCATATTTACCTCTTTTTATCTGTAGCTAATTTGTATCTCATTCACTTTTGTATTGTATGATTCTAACCATCTGCGTAGTTGCCTGAGAATTGTTTTATCATAATTTTGAATAGGTGTTGTAGGTGGATTAATAGTTACTTCTAACACACCGATATCTGAGTTTTTTATTTCTACTTGATGTCTCAAATCTTCAAAGTCTCGATACCGAAGCCTCAAAGTCTCAACATTACAATATGAGATAAAACACTTAGAAACCACACAGTCCACTATGTAGTTTGTTTGTAAACCATATAAGCCGAAACAAGATGGTGCTGTTGTCTGATCTAGTATCGAAGCTACCCGCTCAAGAGAAACTTGAGCGATTAAGTTAATTAAATAGGAAAGGACAACTTCTTTTCTATATACAGGAGTACCATATTTTGTAACTACATAGAATAAATCTCTGATACTGTCTGTAAATACAAGCTGTTGTATCTCATCTTTAGTGAGTGTCTGTGACATATTATTAAATAGGTCTTGAAGTAATTTCAGATTTTTATTGATTTTAATTAATTTTATATCCATTTTTTACCTTAATTCTTTTATTTTTATATAATCATTATATATGCAGCCTTTAGTAAATGCAATAGAAAATAATAAAATAAATTAAAAAAGACACTCAATTAAGAGTGCCTTTAAAAATATGATACTTATAATTATTTATGTTTTCTTGCATAAATAACAACTAGGGATAGAATGATAAGAGGAATAATAAAGCAGGCAATTAGTGCAGTTAAATTAGTATCATCTGCTGTTTTTGGTGCGGTGCTAGATGTCTTTTTAGCAGTTACTACATTATCAGCCTTATTTGTCTCAACCTTATTTGCTGTAATGTTCTCCTCTGCTCTTACAGAGGAATAAGGGTTTACAATTTCCTCTTCACCTCTAATAACTACATTAGAATTATGTCCTGGTTCACTTGGAGTAACACTTGGATTAGGATTTTCAGGATGTACAGGTGTTTCAGGCTCCTGAGGTTCTACAGGATTCTCTGGTTCTGTTGGATGTTCTGGCTCTGGGATAGCTATTCTTGTGATTGAAGCTACTGCTTTTGTGACTGTTGGTCTAACATATATACGCTCACTACCTCCGCTACGAAATGCAATTGTACCCTGACCACTAGTAAAGCGAATCCTTGCTAGTACGTGAGAAGATTTATCTCCTTTTGCTGTTTTAGTTTCAAATACAAATCTTGTACTCTTAGCATATAGCCTATTTGTATCGTATGTTAGTTCTGTTCTATCATCTGAATATACTACTTTATCGGTAATATCAGTACTATTGTATATTTTAGTTACTAGACCTCTATCATTGTACTCAACTTCCTGTCTGAGTACTCTTCCAACAAGCTCAAGATTCCCACCCCAATTTTCTACTGAAAAAGTGATGTTGCTTGACAACTGATAATTCTTTTTCCTATTTACATTTGCATACCAAGTAATCTTATCAGTATTGTTATTAAGTTCCCTAGAAAGAGCTAATGCACCCTGCTGTATATTTTTATTTTCTGTAATTACTGCACTTGAATGGTTTTTAAGGTGTCCATTAATAGTTGCATACATATCATAGTATAGAGGGCGAACATCACTATTTCCCTTAACTCTGTAATTATTAAACATTCCAAAGAAAGTTAGATTAATGTTATTAACAATCTTATTCTTTACTTTGTCATTGAAAGTTACTCTAGCAACTCCACCACCAGTAGTAGCTGAAGTTTCATTAGCTGTAATGTCTACTTTTCCAATAACTTCTCCATCGTTATCCACAACATCAATGTTCTTTTGATATGTTGCATCTGTAGTTAAGTCATAATTTTCTGAAAGATTGATGTCAAAGTGATCTCCTTCTTTAACTTCTTTATTTACCTTAATGTTAAACTTAATCTTAGTTGGGTCATGCTCTCTTATAAACCCAGGCTTTTCTGTGTAGTCCTCTGGCTCATTTGTATTACTAACCCTAACGTCTGTAATTCTTGCATCAACTTCATCTGCAAATACCATTGAAGAACTAAATGTAAGCACCAGCATAATACTTAACAAAATTGTACTTAGCTTTTTCATTTTCTTTACCTCTTTCTTTTCGCCTTTCTAAAATGGTTAATTTATCTTTGTGAATACATATTACAATACAATTGTCAACAAGTCAATAGATTTTTTGAAAAAAAATAATAAAAAAAAATAAGGACTAATTAAAGTCCTTATCCTAATATCTAACCTTTTCTACAGTATCCTAGATGTACCCATCCTCTTGCTCCTGCAGAGTAACCCCATACACCAGATACCTTTAGAATCCTAAGTGGAGTTCCACTAGCAAGTGTTTGTACTCTATTATACCCAGTACCAGGACCTGTTCTTACATTAAGCTGACCGTTTCCTACATGATACATTCCTGTAGAATATCCACCACTAGTAGCACTTGCTACAGATTTAGTTACAGTGCTTCCTGATAAGTAATCAGTGCATACCCATCCTCTAGCACCATTGCTGTATCCCCAATTTCCATATCTTCTTACTACTTTAATTGGAGTTCCTTTTGGTAATGTTTGTACAATACCATAACTAGTACTAGGACCTGTTCTTACGTTAAGAGAAGATGTAGTATATCTAACTCCCTCATTTACCGCATACCCAGCAGAGCTGTTGTGTGCTGGTGTAGAAGAGGAGCTTACTGATGGAGTATATGTATAAGAAGAACCACCTAAACTATTAAGTCTATAAATCTTATAAATATTAATTGGATATCTTGTTCTTTCAGCTACGATACTTCCTGATGTATTTCCCTCGATAGTTAAGAATGAACCATCAGAGTTTCTATGCTGAATAAATCCAATATGATCTCTACTTCCTTTTCCGCTATTATATCCACCACCATGCCATGTGAAGATAACTACATCTCCTGCTTGTGCATCTCCTAATCCTACCCACTTACCTAGTTTTGATAGTTGTGCATCTGCATTAGGCACCCAAGCATTCTTTGGATAGTTTACTCCACAATGATTAAGGATATAGCTTACGAATACGGCACACCATGCTGAGCTTCTACTAATACCATACCAATCAGCGAAAATAGCTGAATGCTGTCCTTTAAATTGTTTTGCATAATCTATAATTTGTTGTCCTGTCATTATATTATTCTACCTCATTTGCCTCATGAATTTCATCATTACTCTTACTATACACACCACCTGACCTTGGATTCTTCTTCTGTTGCTTTACTGCTTCGTGTGTAATTGTTGCCAGACCTGCACCGCTAATACCTTTAATAGCTGTAATAATATCAAACTTGTTAACTAAAATACACATGGCAATACCACCTACTACAATAAGTACAATAGGTATCCACTTGTTGTGTAGTCTCTTAAACTTGTGTTTATAAATATAGCCTACTGATAGGCAAAGTGCAAACACAATTAATAGTGATACAATAAAATTAAACTTCATTTTATACCTCGTTTCTTTTATTTCTCTAATATAATTTACAATTCTTTAACTAATATATTCTGACTCACTCATTGTTTTACTTACATCCGTATTAAAATATTCCTTAATCATATAATAATGAGATTCACTATCTAAATATTTAGAAAATAACTCATCAGCTGGAATATCAAATAAATGACACAGTAAAGTTGTAGTGTAGTCTAGCATTAGGTCTGCTAACTCATCATTACTGCTTTTTCTCCATACATCACCTACTGTTGTTTTCATTTCTTCTACTTACCCTTACTTTCTATTATATAATATTTAATATTTACATCTTTTTCTAAATCATGAATAGTTTTAATTATATGTTTACTAGTCTCTGTGCTTTTACTGTATACTTCTATATTATAGATCTCATCTTTAATTACCTCATGGTATAGGCTTTTTATTCCATTATCTTCTAGTAATCTCTGAAACTTCCAAACATCCTTAACATTCGAATATATAGTACAATTAAATACCCATAATTTATTAGATGTATATTTCTTTTCTATTGCTTTTACAATATATACACCAGTTAAGTTACAAAAGAATACAATAATAGATTTAGTAATAACACTAATATTCACAGTAGCTACAAGATAAATAATGATAGTGTAATAACCGTAGCCTATAGCATTAACTAAACTAGCCATAGCTTTACTACCATTTACTGTTACTATACTCTTTATAGTACTTATAATTACATTAATAAAATTAAATATTGTAAATATAATTAGTAATTTCATTATTCATTTTCTACTCCTTTCAGAAATTATTAAAATAAGCAGTTAAGATTTTTTAGTCCTAACTGCTGTTTTTTTTAACCTAGATATTTACAAGCTAACATAAATAGTATATATGCTGTGGGAAAGATTATCCCTGCCATTATACAGTCTCTTTTAAATCCTTTATAGATTCTCTTCTCAACTTTCTTATTCATAATTAATGTTCCCCTTTCTTTCTATATGTATATATTACTCTTACTTTTTTATAAAGTCAACACTTATTTTTAATTTATTTTAAATAGCACATATATTAACGTGTGACAGTATGTCACAGGACAAACCAGGTTGACCTAGGTAAAGAGAAAATATATATTAAGTATAAAAGTATACATAATAAAATAAAATGTCTTAAAACTCAAATAAATAGGGATAAATGAAATTATTCATCTATCCCTTAATTTTTTATTAATTCACCAATTTAGTTATGTGTTCTGGGTATTCATCTACTACAGGCAGTTTGCACACCTCATTCCAATGTGACTCTGCGTGATGATTTCCACCTCCCTTGCGGTAGGGTTCGTAAATTTCTCTTAAATCATTTTTATCTTGAATAGTTATCATTCCCTTTTTTATGTATAGAGAAGATAAATAAACTATCCTATCTTGTGCCATTGCTCTAATGCATTCTATAGCACATTTTAATTCATAGGGATCTAGTGTTTCTCGTTTAGCTTGCTCTCTTTTATTTAAAAACCATATCACCATTGTAAAAAATCCTTGTGAACCCAATAATGCAATTATAATTTGTATTGTAAGTGAGTTCATAAAGAATTATTTATCCTTGTCTCCATAAATCTCTTCCGCAGTAAGCTCACTTAAGCCTACAGCACTATCCTTAACTCCTGGTGTAGTTCCATCTACAATTACACCCATCATAGATAAGAAGTTAAGTAAAGTAATAATATACTGTGTTAAATCATTCTGTGCAATTTTTGGAGTAATACCAAAACTATTTAATACTCCATATACCGCTGTTAGAATTACTGAAACGAAGGCTAGTAACCATGCTTTATTTCTAAATCTCTTTTGCCAATTAATTTTTTTCATTTATAGTTTTTCCTTACTTTTGTGATTGTAAACATTTTACATTTTCAATAGTATATATATTGTATGGAATCATAGCATTTGCATCAGATGAGGATCTAGTATTACCTTGTGACTTATAACTACCTGCATTCACATCAATTATTACGTCATATTGGGAAAAAGAACATTTCAAATTCCTTGCGTTCATCCAAAAGCTATTTCCATCAGATCCAAATGACATACCAGATACAGTAATGTTATTTTCTTCTTTGAAGTAGATTCTTCTAGAGACTCTCTCTGGATATCCCTTATAGCACAGAAATTCTATCTCTATGCAGTCACAGTCTGAAGTTATAGGTACTAGAATACGTTGTGCACTTCCGTCTAATTCCTTATTTGTATAAGCTAATGTGCGATGTTCCGCAGTAACTACTTTACTAGTGATGCTTGATAATGCTTGTCTCATTCCTAACGCAAATTCTTGAAAATCATTAAGGCTTACACCCTCTTTTTGCTCCTGAACTACAATACCTTTTATCATATTTAGTTAAACATCTCCTGAATTTCTTGGGTAGTAACTTCTTTCCAGTCGCTTTCTTGACAATAGCCTGTAAGGTCTATTTCACCACCGAAGTCATCCCAACCCTCTGCTGTTTTTACAAAGTTAGTACCTGCTGGGTAATGTTTATATACATTCTTAACATTATATACATCACCATTTTTTGCACTTGCAGGAAGATCAGCATAGTTATTTACACTTCCACATACCTTATATACAGTACCTAAAGTAGATATTTTTGTATCAGCATATTGCTTTGCCTCTGTAAGTGCTTTTGCAGACTCTCCCGCCTTTTCAGCACCTACCTCTGTGTATGTGTATGTAGGCTTTGTTGGTGCTTTTGCCCAATCCTTAATGTCAGCCTTAGCTAATTTAGAATCTAAACCTGTAGTAGCATTATTTAACTTATCATTGATATCCATAATGCTTGCTGAATTTCTATTAATACTGTTATAGTTATTCTGAACTTGACTCATGGTACTTGTAACTTTTGTGTCAAGAGCACTTAAGGCTGTAGCACTTGCTCTTGATGTATCTGTAGGGTGTTGGTGGTCACCTCTAGCGAAGCCATTATCTGTACCTATTACTGCTGTCTCACTATCCATTTTAGGAGTTAAAGCAGAAGCTACACTACCTGGTGGAACATCTGCACTAGTAATATATCCTTTGTCATTAGCTAACTCAGATAGTTTTGTGGGTTGTTTTAAGCTTTTTAGTTTAACGTGCTCTGCACTTGTCATTAAACCAGACTGTGATTCGCTTGCAAAAGTATTTTTGTCTGCCTTAGTAGAGATTAACTCTTTAATCTTACTGATTGCTACTGCCAAACCTGCTTTACTTACCCAGTTTTTTGTTGCCATTTAAAAATTTTCCTTTTCTTTAGTTTATTATAAAAAACTTTTTATTCTAATGTGTTGATAGAACTTATTCATGTGTGAAGATACACCTACTAAGGATAAACTTGCATCTGTAAATGGTTTTTTCTCTTTATCCTTTTGTATGAAGCAAAACACATAATTTTTGTAATTTATTACTTCATCTATAGCGTGTTTACCAGATAAAATTGGGAGAATTTCCATCGGATCTGAATCAGAAACACTGGATTCAGTTTCCTTTAACCCTTGTATACCTATTAGATATACAAATGCATTAGCATATTCATCTTCAGCAAAAGGCGCCAATATTGCACTTACATCATTATAAGAGAGACTTCCTATAGGACTACTAATTAGTTCTTCTACAGTGTGATGTGGTATTGACAATGTTTTCTCACCATCATCTCCAACTTGAGGATCATCATAGTATTGATAACAAGAAAAAGCATACTTCCCAGACTCTGATGTGCTTGGCTTAATACCTATTTGCAGTGTAGTCAAATTTTTATATACATTTTTTGAGTACTCTTCTAGGGACATATTTATGTCAGGTGCCTCTGCTACATAGTTATCAATTCTTGTTGTAAGATTATCAACATCGCCTTTAAGTTCGTCATGTATATTGTTTACATAAGTTGTTAATAATTCTTTAAATTTAGCAAGCCCTGTTTTACTAATATATTCTTTTATTGCCAAAGTTATCTCCTTTCTACCTAAAATAATGCTAATATTTCTGTTACTGGAACTTCATCATCCTGATCAAGTACATTTAAGTCATCAGATGTCTTATTATCAATTAGAGTAACATTATTTATTTTAGGTTTATTTACTAGTTCATTATAGTCTAATACTTTAGGTTTCTCTTCTTCTTTTTGTGTATGTGCCTGATCATTATAAAATGTAGTAGATAATTCATTATTATTTAAGGTTAAATTTATGCTAATGTTAGAATATTTCTCTGTCATATATTTTCTTCACCTCAAATTTCATTGTATCTTCATCACTAATAAACACTTGTTTTGTATTATCTAACTGTAATTTAAGTTGTACACGCACCTCATTTTGACTGTTAAATAAATTAGTTTCCTGTTGTGTGAGGGATACTATAAATATTTTATTAGTATGACTAAAATCAGACTTTACTTTTTTTATAATAACTTTGCCTTGTTGCACAAACACCATTGACATTTTACTTATCTCATCTATTGTATAAGGTAGAGTAAAAGAGAAGCTAGGTGTCGTTCCTTTGTAAATTACATGCATTTAATGTTTTTCCTTTACATTAAAAATGACTACTAATTAGTTTAGTAGCCTTATTCTCTCTCTATTATTTATTTACATTATTTAATCTTAATATTATCTTTAAGACAATATTTTCTATACAACTATTCTCAAGTCTTTGGTCTAATTCAAACTCTATTACTTTTCCCGGTATGATTATAGTATATAAGTTTAGTTCTCTGTCTCTAAACTCATTAGAAAATAATGTTGTAGACATTATAACGGAAAGTATAAGAAACATAAGTGCCATACTCATACTTATTTTAAAACTATTCATATGAATAGCATTGCTTTCTATTCCTCCCGAAGTTAATACTATATAAGCACTCTTTACTGTATTAATAAAGGATACTATTTCACATGTAGTCAATGTAATAAGATAAGTTAAATTAAATCCTAATCTGTCTGATTTTTTAATTAATAGCACTTTAATTCTCCTTTCAGTCTCGATTAACCATATACATAGAAAATAATATTAATATAATAAGTATTATAAAGTTACTCATATTTTATTTCAGTTCCCTTTAACTTTTTTATTAACATATGAAGTCTAATTATTCTTTTTAGTCTCTTAAATAAACTATCATAAGGAGCAGTTCTATTCCAATTGACAATATCAAAAAAATATTTATTACTTGACTCAACTATATTATCTACAGTCCTCTTAATATCAATCTCTGGGCTTGTGTATAATATATTTGTATTGTTAGTATTTATTATTTTTATCATTTTGTTTTCTATCAATATTTCATGCTCTATGAAGTAAGGAGCCTCTTTAATTACTAACTCACCTCTTCCTGTTTCACAGTAAGAAATTAATGCTTCTATTAAGTCATATGGTGTATCATAACTATTACAACAAATTAAAGTATATTCAGCATAATTATCAAAGTTAAAATAAATGGTAAGCCTCTCATATTGTGGTCTACTTATATTTAAGTTCAAAACTCTTCTCCAAACTTTTCTATATATTTATTTTTTAGCTCTTCTGTATATACTCCGAAAGAAGTTAGTAGCTCACAGAAATTCCATAAGCTAGTGTGTACCCAAAATAGTTCATCTTCATCAACATCATATACTACCATTGCTACATGATATCTTCCATTTCTAAATGGTGCCTCTTGGTGCCCCATTATTAGCATGTTATTATCTCTGCAATATTCCTTAATATTAGACATTGTCAATATACTATTATCAAAACTATGATTGTCTGCTGTTACCTCATATGAAAAGTAATCTAAATCCTTTATTAACTCTTTACTCATATTGTTCATGTTGTTCTTCTCTCCTTTATAATTTACATTTATTATATAGTAAGTAAAGAGAAAATGCAATAAAAAAAATAGAGACTAATTAAAGTCTCTATGGTAATTTATAATTTGATGTTAGTATAATTGGATATCCTAAACTAGAAGTATTTACACATTGTTCATTTTCTAATTTAATCATATCCTCTACTGGCATTTCTGTTGATTGTATACATGGTTCTAAATAGACATAATATGATGATTTTGTTTTCGGTTCTACTACTTTTCCTATATAATATTTATTGTCTTTTATGTATAGGAAATATTCTCCGTTATAAAAACTACTCGTCATCCTCTACGTCTAAATCCTCTTCGTCAATTACCTCTGCTACATCATCTATATAACCATCCTCAACTAACTTTAAATACTCTTCTGCGATCTCATCTGCATAATCAACAAGTATATCTTCGTATTCTTCCCTTGTGAATGACTCTAAATTTTCATATGCATTAAAGTGTACATAATCGTCCGAATAGTTGTAATCTCCGCCACTTACACAACGAACAGCCGTCATAACATCATTACTAAAATATGCATTAAAGAACTCTTCATCATTAGGATAAAATTCAAGATTGTCAAGGTGACCGTTATAACTATTAACTTCTCTTGTCATCTCATCTAATTGACTTGGATCTAAATCACTTGCATTTTTTACTATTAATCTCATGTTTATTTTCCTCTTATCTAGTGTTTGCTTTAATTGTTTTGGTGACCCATCAGAGACTTGAACTCTGTACCCCAAAATTAAAAGTTTTGTGCTCTACCTGTTGAGCTAATGGGCCTTAAAAAACAGCTCACATATTGAAACCCTTAATCATCTTAATTGCTGTACTGTGAGCTTATTATTTACAATACCCATATTAATCACCATAAAAATCTTGTTTTTAAATTGTTTGCTGTCATGGGTATTTCATATTTACAACACTCAGTCACATTTTACCCTAAAAAAATCTTGTTTTAAATTGTTTGCTGTCTTGAGTGTTTCTATACTTATATTACATTATTTCTATTAATTTGTCAACTATTTTTTTTT